GCGCCTACTTCGGTAGGCACTTTTCCTTATTTAAAAACAGGAGGTTGAATATGGCATTATCATCGTTTTTGAACGTAAATGGTTATGACTTTCCACCGCCGAGACGCGGGTTTTCGTGGACAATAACAACGACAGTAAACGGTGGAAGGAATGGGAACAACGCAGTTATTGGTCAAAGAGTTGGAAGGGATTTGTACAAACTTAGCGATCTCGAGTGGGTTGGTCTTAATCCGGAAACTCGAAAGATGATGTTAGATGCCATAAAACCATTTTACGTTCCTGTTACGTTTGAAGATATGGCGAATCCGGGACACCCGATCACTATTATAATGTACCCCGGAGATAGGAGCGGAAAACCGTTATTTGTAGATAGGCTAACTCATATGGTAACAAAAGATGAGACGCTTTCATTTAATTTGATTGACGCCGGTTTGGAGTGATCGTATATGCAAATGGCAAGTAAAGAATACATAGAATCAATGAAACTTCCGTTTCGGAATAGAGGATATGTAAAAGTAAGCATAGGAGTTGTAAATTCTGATGCACAGAACAATGCTAAAGTAACAAACACGGAATTATTGTATCTGGCAAATAAAGAAAAACCGTTTGATGGTTACGATGTAAATAAAATATACGCAACATGTGAACAAAATTTCTCAAAAGTCGATGGGACAATGTATTTTCCGCCGCGAAAAGATAGTGGATTAGAAATTTATAACAACGGAATCATCACAAATGAAATTCTTGGAAGTGCGAAAATAGAATTTACAGATAAATCAGGATTAGACATAAAAGGAATAACAATAGATTTCGGTCATTGTTATCCGACAGAATTTACTATAGAGACAAATTTGACCACTAGAATCTATAAAAATAGTTCGGAAAAATTTGTTACCGAAGATTCTTTTGACGGAACGAATTATTTTTGGATAAAGCCAAAAACTATGGTGAATGGGAAAGGCAGACTCAGAATTGGAAACATGATATTTGGAATTGCAAATACATTTACAAATGAAAAAGTGATGGGTTGCAGCATGAAAGAATATGTTTCTCCGATATCAGAAAGTATTCCAAGTATGGATGTTTCTATCAAGGTTGATAACCAAGATTTGTATTATAGCGTAGACAATCCAGAAAGCGCTATTGCGTATATGGAAATAGGACAGGAAGTGAAAGTTACCTTCGGATATGATGTGACAGGAAACGGGGATATAGAATGGTTAAATGAAACAACAACATATCTTAATTCTTGGTCAGCGAATGATACAGAAGCGGTATTTACATCAACGGACAGGTTCTATCAGTTGAGTGATAACTTTTACGGCGGTAAATACAGAAAAGATGGAATCTCTTTATATGATTTGGCTTTAGAAGTTTTGGAAAGCGCCGGAATTACAGATGAAAGAGAATATTATATAGATCCATATTTAAAAAAGATAATTGTGTATAATCCACTTCCAGTTGTAAGTCATGCAGAAGCGTTGCAGATTATTGCAAATGCCGGAAGATGTGCATTGAGAGAAGATAGAAAAAATAAAATCATATTGCGTTCATCATTTGTTCCCAATATGATTGCCGAAACAAATGATATTGCAAATTTTGGTAAGATAGACAACATCTTGAAAGAGAGTAAAAAAGATGCTTACGCAAATGCAAGTAAAGACTTTTCCGCGGTAGATGGAAGCCTTTATTTTTTACCGAAAGACAATAATTACCTAAATACTGGATATGTAAGCGATTCTGTTTCGGATGGAAATGGAATATTTCAAAAAAACCCGAAAATCACAGTGAACTTGGAATCTTCATTCGATGCGTATGGCTTGATTATTAATTTTAGAAACACAGCACCGGAAGAATTTAAAATAGTAACATATAACAATGGAGTCTTAAAAGAAGAGTTTATTGTAAAAAAACCGGATATTAGTTTTTTAACAGATCATGTTTTTCTTGAGTTTAATAAAATGGTAATTGAGGTAACAAAAGGATATTCAAATTCAAGATTATTCATAGATAATATTTTGATTAATGATGTTACGGATTATAGATTGGACAGGGTAAGGGATTTGATTAAAAATCCTACCGGAACACGATATGAAAAAATAAAAAATATTGTGATTACTAGAGAAAATTACAAGGAAAGCACCGGAGCGATTGAAGAGCTTATCCAAGAAACAGTTTCTTTTGAAAGCGATTCTGAATATACGATTTACTTTAACAGGCCGTCATACGGATTTAAAGTATCAGTTCCAGAAAATCCAGAGTTAAAAGTGAGTATTGTTGATTCAAGCGATTTTTACATTAAAGTGCGAATCACTAATATAAAGGCAAAAACAGATGTAAAAGTAAAGGTTGAGGGATATGAGTATCTTACAGAAGAAAATAACTACATTGTGAATCACAACGTAAACGGTCAAGAAATCACATGGAATAACCCTCTTATAAGCACAATTCAGCACGCAAAAGATTTGGAAGAATGGATAGCGGAATATTATCTCGGAAACATAGACTACGAAATCTCGTGGCGTGGAGACCCAAGAACGGAGGCGAATGATTTGTTCTACATGGAACTAAAAGGAAGAGAAGACGCTTTGATTCGCTCTTATCAAAATGAAATATCCTTTAACGGAGCGTGGTCTGGAAACATGAAAGCTAGAAAGGTGGAAATGTCATGGAGGTAGATTGGATAAAACCAAAAACAAATTGGGCGTCTACAGACAAAATGAATTTAGAAGATTACAACCGAATAAAAAACAATATCCTATATTTAAAAGAAAAAGCAAATGAAGTTAATAAAGAATTTTCGATTCAAAATATGGGAGAAGATATTGTTGATTATTTGGAGTTGTGGGATTATGAGAAATTCAATTTGTTTGAGGGTAATATAGAAAAGATAAATCAATCAATTTTCACACAGGATATCGGAATCAAAAAGACGTTCTATCCGAATGGAATGTTTATCAAATACGATGAACTTAACAGATTGGAAAAAGCATGTGAAAAAATGAAAGATATTATTGAAAGACAGACTATCGGTCTTAGAAAAATTCCATTTATTCTTGGAAGATTTAAGGAGGTAAGAATATAATGCCAAAGCAAGAATTACCTGTTAATTTTAAAGATGATATATTAGCTTCAAGCATGGCTGGAAAAAGAAAGTACTTAATTACTCAAAACGAAGATGCAAGCTATTCTTTGGAAGACGTAACAGATTATACTCAATCCGGGAGTAATCTAGGGGCTAAACAAATTAATGAAATATGCCAAGCTATAAACGATTCCGCCGATAAATCTAGAATCATAGACAATCTTGATGATATAGTGGCGAACAAAACACCGGGGATGATCGCAGGAGCGCAGGCTGTAGCTGCGCTAAATGCATATTTGTTACAATTACAAGCGCATCATGATAAAAAGACGCTCACACCGACCGATCTGGGAATAAGGGTCGGAGTGTGGACAGCCATAGCAAACAACTCGTATAAAATCGGTAAAACGATACACCTAAATATGGAAATTTATACAGCTGCCACAATAGTCGCGAATAATGTGTACGACAATGTTTTTACGATACCGTCACAGTATCGCCCATTAAATGATACTGTTGTAAATGTGACAGCGTCAGATGGGTCATATAAAAATCCGGTGGCCTGCACATCTATGGCAAGGACAAACGGAAATTTGTTTATCTGCATACCAAAAGCAACAAACAGCTATCTTTTTATCGATGCGGAGTGGGAAATTAAATAACGCTTATCACTTCCACGTTCCACGCGCGTAATAGGATAAATCAAAACTTGCTGTATTCCATACCGTAGCAGCAAGCAAATGGTATGAAAAGCTTGATTTGTAGTCATTTGCAGATCCGTACACCTTGCCCCATATCGCGCCGCCAGCTCCTATTGTGAGCACGATATTACATTTTGTTTTTGATGCAACCGGGAAGTTTAATGTAAATTGTCCGCTTGTGTAAATGCTACCAGCTTTTGTTCCGATCGCGCACGTAAATGGAGAATTGAACCACATTTCAAGAGTTCCGTCGCTCCATTTGCGATATTTACCATTAGCATTGCTATCTTCTTCGATAACATGATTTTTGACTTTTCCAGTTTCAGGTTGCAACTCCAACAAATACGCATTATTCAAACAAATAAAAAGGAGAAATACATATGGCATATATAAGATTCTTAGGAGAAAAAACTCCGCACAAAGCAACCGTAATTCCGACAAATAATATCGTTACGGTTAAGTTTGGAACTGATGTAATAGAAAATAAAAATGGGTTTGATCTATTTCTTGATAAAGAATGCACAATAGATATCGGCGGGACTTTTTATCAAAAATTTACAACTATTTACAGGAATGATTCTGTTACAAAAAAGTACAACGGATATCAATTATCAAACGACGGAAGCGTATATGTCGAGCCTGAAATTTCTCCTAATCCTAAACCTTACAACCCTACATTGGATGAGGTAAAGGAAAGTAAAAAAGCGGAAATTAAGATGAAAGTACAAAATGAAATATTGTCAGATGTTATGATAGCGTCTTATGCGTTTGACTACAACGAATCTGACATGATTGCCATTAGAAACGCATACGAAGACAGTATTTCAAGCGGAATGTCAGTTATTTTAAAAGATTCAACCGGACAGTCACGAGAATTGAATGAGGAAGAAATTACTGACTTGTATAAAAAGCAAGAGATCAAGCGTTTAGAAAAAGAAAGTTATGCGCAGTGTTTGTTGGATTATATTGATGGATTAACGAGCAAGGAAGCGGTTAATTCGGTTGAGTACGGCGATGAATTAACAGGAAAATATCTCGAAAAGTATAACGAAAAGGTATCAAACACTCAAAGTTACATCGAAAAAGTGATTAGCGGTAAAAAAGCGGTTGTGGATCAGGCAAAAATCGCTTCTCTCACTAATACGGACGCACAAGCCGTTGAAGTAAAAGGGCTGTACGCAGATTGGGAAGATGATCCAGACGGGTACGCATATGATGTACAAAACCAAAAAGATAAAAGAAGAAACTTTGGAGGGTTCTTGTGGAATCTGAATAAGAATCACCAGAAACAAAAGGACCGTTTTCCGGGGGCAGAACCTACATTGTGGACACAGCTTGTCGAAGGTTACGAAGGATCGTATTCAGATCCTATTCCCGTGCCAGATAGCGTAAACGTAAGTGGATTTGAATATGAATACGGGAAGTATTATATCGAAAATGAGTTAGTTTATTTGTGTAAGAGAGGTGGAGTTCTTAATCCAGAATCAATGTATGGTCAAAAAGAAAAATTGTATTTTAAACCATCGGCACTCATTGGACAATATTTTGAAATAGCGTAGGAGGAACAGAAATGGCGATAGCACAAACAATAACGGTTGTGGACGGAAAGACGTATCAGCCGGGAGAAGAGATATGGGATTTAGGCAGTTTTGCTTGTGTGGATGTGAGAGGGAATATCAGAAGCTATGAGGGATTATCGAGTGATATATCAAAACTTCCGCATTATGTAGGCACAGGAAGTTCGGCGTTATGTCTTGACACCGGAGATTATTATAAATTCCATAAGGAAACAGATCAATGGTATAAATTGTAAATTGATGAGGTACAACTATGAGAGCAGACGAAGTATATGCAATTTTGCTAAAGAAAATTAGAAGTAGCGGAGGCGAGATTTCACCAGAGCAGCTTCAGGAAGCAATTAAAAATTATTTACAGAAAAATCCGATCAGTACAAACATAAAAGAAGAACGTCCTCAAGAAACTACATATGCGTTAAAACCGAACGTACAAGCAGTATGGGGAGAAGTTACAGAGTTAAATTTAACGCTTGAAGAAGAGTTACCTGATGCCGTAAATATCTATCCATTTTGGTTCACAAGTGGATCAACGCCAACTAAGGTGATACTACCGTCAACAATCGCGTTAGATGGATTCGTCACACAGGCAAACAAGAAATATTGTTGTCAGATTGAACAAAATGCGATGTTTTGGAAGGAGTTTGATATTACATGATATTTTTAAAAAGAAGAGCTTTTACGACTTTCAAATTTAACTACGAAACGTCAAAAGGAATAAAGCAAGTGATATTGACAAATTGCGGACAAGCTCCTTTTAAACGATTTAGTATACTAGGTAATTCACATCAAGACAGCACAACAGGAAAACAGTTGTTTAAACTAACAGACAATTATTTACATGCATATTTTTATCACGGAGAAAATAAAGAAATTGTACCATATTCTAGTAATGCTGTGGTGTATTTGCCCTGTGAACCAAACACAACCTACACAATACATGGTAGAAAAAATATTAACAATGATATGACAAGAAAAAATAGGGTTGGTTTAACATCGGAACTCCCAGCGTTTAATGTTAAGATTACTAAAACGGCTGAAACAACATTAGATAAACCTTTAACTATTACTACCGAAGAAGATACAAAATATCTTGTTATAATGGCTATTACCGATGGAGAGATTGGGAAGTTAAATTTTGATAAGGTTCTTGAGAATAACACATCTAAGCTTATGGTGGAGGTTGGAGACAAAGCATCTCCTTATGAGTCATACACAGGCGGTAAACCATCCCCATCACCCGATTATCTACAAGAAATCAAGAGTGTCGGAAAATGGAATGAGAAAACACAAAAATATGAAGTCGATATAAAAGTTACAGGAAAGAATTTATTTGATATAGATAGTTTTTTAAAATTACCATTGCAACCTGTGAGTGGAAACGATAGCGTTAGAAAACTTATATTGACTTTGAAACCAAACACAAAGTACACTTTATCAACAAATAACGAAGGTATTTGCAATAGTCAAGATAAAGACACAAGTGGAAGTTTATATTTTACAAATGCTGATGATGAAATATATCAATGTAATACTACCGCAGTTTTTAAAGGAAAAAAAGTAACGGTGACAAGCGATGAAAACGGTCGAGTGAAAATTGTCTTATTTGACAGAACAAATTCTAAACCTATCGAAAACAAACAGTGTTATGTAATGTTAAATGAGGGAACTTTTGCCGAGCCGTATGAACCATATTTCCCCGAACAGACTGCTACAATAACAATGGATGAACCTCTTAGGGGCATCGGAAAATATCAAGATAAAATTACAAAAGATGGGATTGCTAGAAGAATCAGAAGCGTTATGTTAAATGGGAATGAAGATTGGAAGTTTTATGGAAGTAACGGAAACATCAATAATTTTGGGTATATACTTAGAGAAGCCATTAGTAATAATGTGGGGCAAAGGTCGTCTTTAACTTTTTCATCATATAAGTCCGGAGTTTGGGCAACTGATAGGTTAGGTCAAGATATGTTCACAAGGATTATAAGAATTAATTTGCCTAAAGATGTGTTTCCTGATGTAGAAACGCTAAGAAATTGGTTGTCACAAAGCAAAACTACATTGCAATATGTGTTAGAAAAAGAGGTGATAGTCCCTATCTCACAATCCGAACAAGATGCAATCAGAGCATTAACAACATACCATCCAACAACAGTTATCACGGTAGACGGTGGAGACGTAGATGCGGGAATTGAAGTGGAATATGCTGTAAAAAATAAGGAGAAAATATGAATACGAACTTTGGAAAATTAGAAGACGGAATATTGATATATGCACCATCTGTTTTACGCGTTGGCGATAAACAAATTATTTCCCCCGATAAAGATGATTATCTTAACAGTGGATATTTACCGATCGTAACAGGCGATGATTTGGAATACAAGGAAGGATTTGAAATCGTCACCTCATATAAGGTAGTTGAAGAAAGTCAAGCACCTGACGGAGAAATGATTCCGAAACATATTTTAAGGGTTCAAGAATATCAGGAGATCTTTGAAACTCCATACATCCCCACAAAAAATGATCTTGCGATGGAGCTTATGATGGTGAGAATTCCAGAAGAAATTAACACTTATAATCTCACAAATGATGAAGCGATTCGTTATAAGTCGCTACACCCTACATTTAGTGAAATCGTTGGACAAACGGTGAAAAGAGGATTTAGGTTTGTTTACGAAAACGAACTCTATTCCGTAAATCAAGATAACCTCACGATTCAAGAGCAGCATTCGCCCGGAACTGGAACAGAAAGTTTGTACGAAATTGTAGATGAGGAACACAGTGGAACAAAAGATGATCCTATTCCGTGGAGAAAAAACATGCAATGTTACAAAGATAAATATTATATTCAAAATGAGATTGTGTATAAATGTACAAGAGATTCAGGAAATGCATTGCAAAATGATATCATAGATTTGATCGGACATTATTTTGAAGTTGCATAATCAATAGGCGGGGCATCCCCGCCTATAATATTAAACAGTGGTAGTTTCGACAATGTATCCCATTAACTCATCAATGTCGGATTCGTTTATAATGGCATTTCTATTGCGAATTCCATAATATTTAACACTATTCTCTTCTTCTTTTCTTATTCCGATCATCATTTTCCCGTAATAAAGAAAAACGCACTTTTCTGTTTCGTATGGTTTTCTGTCGTTCGCAAGCAAAAGGATATCATACGGAGAATAATGGGGCATAAAATCTTCACAATTAACTTGGATTCCCAAAAATACTTTTGCCTTAATATTGTCGGAAAAATCATCAATATCAATCGAGAAAAAATCGTTTGATGGAACTAAATGACCATTTTTATACTTAGGCTTCATAATACTTACTGATTTATGGTTTTCTTTCCTATTATTCAATGTCTTTTGATGTTGTATAAACCAACTGATCAGATATCTCGAATTTTCCGGAAGTTCTCTGCAAGTATTCAAACAATCTGTTGTACGTTCTTCCATTGTGTTCGCTCCGAATAGTTCGTCTACACTGATGCTGAATACCTTGGCGAGTTTTACAGCATTCGACAAGTTACAGTCAGAACTATTTTCGTACAGCATACCTCGTAGCGTGGAAAATGGGATTCCGGCGCGCTCTGATAATTCGCTTAGTGTCATGTTACCAATATAAGAGTTAATGTTTTCACGAAAATTATCCATTAGTGTAAAACCTTTGTCCGTTATTGATTTGTTACTTTTGTTCATTTCTTTACCTCTCGTAGTATTCTTTTTGGTTGTTTTATATGGTAAACTATGAATTGTCCTGTTAAACAGGGCGCTTCAAGTTCTGGCTTGGGAGTGTTTGTGAACCGCAATTCACTCCCAAAACCGATAACATTTTAACATTTTTGAAGTTATTATTCAAATTTTCAAGTCGACAAAAAACGACAACTGTTTTAAAACAACGTCCACATGTAAAAATACAGGATATAAAGAAAACATATGTTCTAAATATTCTTGTAATTGAGCAATTCCTGTTGGATAATATAAAAAAAGGAATTTCGGATGTGTTTTTGCAAAAGGAGGGTTACTGTGGAGTACAAAGAGAAAATTATTGAGATGGTTAATGAGATTGATTGTGAAGATTATCTTTTCAAGATTTATCATTACATACTGGTTAAATATAGAAAATACAAAGAAAAAAAGTCGGAAGATTAATTCTCCCGGCTTTTATACTTTTCTGCCATTTCTTTTGCAATTTTTCTTAATGCGCTTTTACTATCTTCATCTAATCCCATATATACAGTGATTAAGCTTTTGATAAAATCATCATCAGATTCTTCCAACTCTGATAAAAGTTCTGTGAACGAACCGTCTCTTTCTTTATACATATCTCCAGTTCCATTTTTTAACCAATCTTCATTGACGTTAAATTCCCTACATATATCAGAAATAGTTCTATCAGACGGGATGCGATTTCCTGTTTCTATAAGAGAAATGTAATTTTTTGTTAAATTCAATCTCAATCCGAAGTCTTCTTGATTCAATTTAGAATCCTTTCTTATTTTTAAAATTCTATTTTTCATTATATCACCTCCTTATGATTTGATAATACCAAAAAAATCACACCCTGTCAAACAAAAGTGTTGACGAAGTCATAATAGTGTGATAGTATAATCACACAAGGTGTGATAAGGAGGCGAAAACATGGCTAAATATCTCAAAGAAAATTCAGAAGTATTAGAAGCCTTTATGTTTTCCTATTTAAAGTTGGATGAATTTTTCAAAGAGTTTGGAGGAATTTCAGATGCTATAATATTTCGACTTTCCGCAGAGGAAAAAAGTGTTGAAATTTCTTTCCCATTTGAAGAACAGGAAAGTATAAAGGCTTTTTCGGGAGATTATCTCGTGCGAGGAGAAGAAATCCCCCGAAGTATTCCTACACGCTATCGCTATTATGTTATTAGCGGTCAAGAATTTTGTAAAAAGTTCAAGCCTTTGGATGTTAAAGAACAATTTTCTAGTTCTTGAAAAACAAAAGAGTTATTTGCCGTTTTGGAAACATGTATGCTAGTTGCATAATCTTCTTTTATACATTCTGCGAGAGCAAATGCATAAGCGGTATCTTTTAAAAGAAGTTCATTGATATGTTTGACATCATGTTCATTTACACAAATAAGAAGTTCTTTAACAATGCTTTTAGCACTATCCATGAGAAACACCTCCCTTCAGGGAAAATTATATCACAGAAAGGGGCGATAGAAAATGAACGAGCTTATCAAAGTGAATTTTGATAAAGAACAGCCGACAGTATCGGCAAGAGATTTACACGAACAACTAAATATAGGAAAACGCTTTAGTGCGTGGTTTGAAACAAATAGTAAAGGGTTTGTTGAAGGGGAAGATTTTGAAGGGGCGTACCTAAAGGTACAGGGCAATCAATACGGCGGAGAACAAGAAATTCAAGACTACAATCTTTCTATTGATATGGCGAAACATATTTGTCTTATGAGTAGAACTGAAAAAGGAAGAGAATGCAGGCAGTACTTCATTGACCTTGAGAAAGCATGGAATACACCAGAGCAGATTATGGCAAGAGCATTGAAGATGGCAGATAAGACTATTGAACAGTTAAAAACAGATAACAAGGCTCTTGAACAGAAAATCGAACAGGACAAGCCGAAAACAATCTTTGCAGATGCAGTCAGCACAAGCCACACATCAATTCTTATCGGAGACTTGGCAAAGTTGATTTGTCAGAATGGTGTGCAAATCGGGCAGAAACGATTATTCGAGTGGATGAGACAGAATAACTTCCTTATTAAAAGTGGTTCCTCAAGAAATATGCCGATGCAACGGTATGTAGAACAAGGGCTGTTTGAGATTAAGGAAAGCAACGTTCAGAATCCAGACGGAAGTGTAAGAATTACGAAAACTACGAAAGTTACTGGGAAAGGGCAGATATATTTCGTGAATCAGTTTTTAAAGGGAAATACTTTAGAGAAGAGGTGTTAAAAATGGCAGGAGATGTATTAGAAATGGCAATACCAAAAGAAGAACAGGAAGAAATCAAAGAATTTATTTCTACATTATTAGTTCTTCCGAAAGAGGACAGGGCAGTTCTGTTGTCAAATGCAAATGCTTTTCGGGTAAGAAGAGACATTGAGAAAGCAAAGAGGTAAAAAGAAATATGAAGCAGCCAAAGAAATTAACGAGACAGCAAAAGGAATGCTTATCCGCGCATCACTTGAATGCTGAAAATTGGGCGCTTGTCCAAGAAACGGATTTTTATTTGAAAATTATTAATAAGAGAACGGGAAATATTAAGAATGTGGATAAGTTTAGAAGAATAAGAAAGGGTGAAAGAAAGTATGCGGGAAACAAAACCGACGAAGTGCAAAATTGATGTACTTAAATTTGAGCACACAACGAACACTCCGGTTATTGAAGCAATGAAAAAAAGAAAAATAAAATAAGTGATGAACAAATAATAATTACCGCGCAATGGATCATCATTGTTGTCATGGCTGTAATCATTTATATCTTGCAGGCAGGACCGATTTAAGGAGGCGAACAAAGAAATGTACAAAGAAATGGACAGAGAGGTAAAGAAAGACGCTGAAGAAGAAATGAACTGCATCTTGGATCTGCTCGAAGATTGGTGTCTGAAATACGATCAGGATTATGTAAATACGGTCGTACTTGTAAAAAATGATCAGATCACATCGTGGGGAAGCGTAGGCAACCAAGAAGACTTTGACGTTTACAGAACAAAAAAGCGCCCATAAGAGGCGGCAGCCTCTAGGACGCATAACTAAACAACCAAGATTATTGTAACAGAAAGGATGAGAAAAGTGAAGAAGTTTAAACTAACAAGCGAATTTATTGTAGATATTTCCGGCGTGAAA